CGCCTTGCGGCGGCCCAGGGCGCTTTGCAACATGCCCGTGTCCTGTGACGATGATAAGTCGTTGTTGGACAAGGATTGGGAGGAGAATACCTCCCAGAACCAGAGGAGCTCTGGTGCCGATTGGCAAACGATTTGCTGACTACTCGTCGGCGTCGTTCTCTTCCTTGCGTGCTACATTCTAGCACGTTTTGGAAGTACACGTGGGACCTGCTCAAGCCGGACAAAGAGCCGTCTGTGCAGGTCTCGACACTGGATAACTCCAGTGTACGTGGCCTATACGGGACACAGGAAACTGTGTCGGAAAACCATCCCGGGTGGAGGCATAATAAGCGCAGACAGCGCTTTCGCTTCTCATCCGATTATGGTGGGCCCTTTACGTCCCAAAAACGTTACGTCATCACTGAAGGAGGAATCCTAGGTGATTTTCGTTCGTTTACAGGACGTACATCCATCGATAACCAGTTGAAGGTGCGCACTCTCGGCAGATATGCCGGTAGTGTGCTCCCGTATTCTGGTCTTACCGATGGAACCCGCTGGCCTCCGTACTCCAACTCGAGCAATGCTCAGATGGATGCTTACGGAACTACGGCCATAGCGAGGTGTAAGCCCGCAAACGCCATCGGAACGTTGGCTGTATCCCTAATCGAGCTACGTCGCGAAGGCCTGCCGAAACTGGCGGGATTCGCGACGTGGAAGGCACGAACCGCTGACGCCCATAGAAGGGCGGCTAGCGGTGAGTACCTTAATTTCGAGTTTGGGTATAAGCCACTTGCTAACGAGGTCGCAACAGCGGCCGCCGTTATGGTAGACGCAGACCGGCTGATAAGCCAGTATATGCGTGATGCCGGCAAGTTCGTCCGAAGGCGATATGCTTTCCCACCAATTACTACCGTTACCGAGACCACTATAGATTCGAGTGCGACGGTTTCCCTAAAGGGACCGACAAACTCTCTTCTATATGCCGCGGTAACGGGGCAGGGGCGCGTCATTCGTCGTCGGGAGACGACGAGACGTGTGTGGTTTTCAGGTGCGTTTACTTATCACCTGCCCATCGATCCAATAACGATGGAGCGGGTTAGTACTCGCAAGAGATCCTTGAGTAAACTCTTGGGTCTCGACCTGGATCCCAACACACTTTGGGGCGCAACCCCCTGGAGCTGGGCCGTCGATTGGGTCACCAACACGGGAGATCTCATTTCGAATCTCCAGTCTTGGACCCGCGATGGCATGGTGTTGAGATACGGTTACGTCATGGAGCATACAATAGTCCGTGACGACTGGATCTTCGTAGGTCCCACCGGTTTAGCCGATGTGAACGTACGACCTCCCGTCATTAGCTTCGTCGTTGAGACGAAGCAACGTCGGAAGGCAACACCCTTCGGGTTCGGCCTGAACTACGGTGAATTCAGTAGCCGTCAGAAGGCCATTATCGCTGCCCTGGGTCTCTCCCAGCGTCAGCGGTAGCACCAGGTAAATAAGTGCCAAACGCCAACAGGGAGTCTAACCGGGCTCCTAGGAGTGATGCCTATGTCGCTCGCCGATCCGCAGACCGTTACCATTAGCGGCTCCGCCATCTCGCTCCCGCGCATCAGCGTTGGGGACGACAGGTCGGAGTACGCTTCCGGTGACGGCCTGACCGTCCTGAAGGCCTCCCATGACTATGGGAAGCGTATCAGGCGGTCTATGCGTCTCGACGTCTCGAAGATGACCTCGGATCCGTTCCGTCCGAGCGAGAACGTCAAAGTGTCGATGTCAAACTACATCGTCTTTGACCTCCCGCCGGCCGGGTACACGGCTACCGAGGCCAAGGCCGTGTGGGATGGCTTCATTGCCAACCTGCAGGCCACTTCGGGCGCCGCGATTACGAAGCTCTTGGGGGGTGAGTCCTAACGGACCAACCCTCTGATAGCCCGTATCGCGGTGCCAGTAGGGACGAAACTCGTCTTCACGGTCCCCTCGCCGGCCACCCTCCGGATCCTAAAGATCTCGGAGGGGAGCAGGTGGAAGACCGTAGAGATAGAGCTCGTCCTCCCAGGGGAAACCTTGGGAGGAGGGAAGTAGATTACCTCCCGCATACCACCCTCACTAAAAGGTGGGTGGTGGTAGTGGGTGTGATAATCAACTTCTTATACCTACTGGGTGAGGCACTCGCCACAGGGCAGGATAACTGCTTCTGAGCGGGTGCAGCGAGTTAAGCATCAACTAACCACAACTAAGGGAATCCCCCTTGGAAAGGACTCATGGAAAACCATGGTCAAGACCGGGGAGGATCCCCGGATAACACCCTTGCTCTCGCGAGCGAGGGGATCACGCTGGAGAGCGTGGTCATCCACCCGTCAGGTCTCGTCATAACCGCGGATAACACCGTGGTTAGGCAAGACCAGTGCTGGCGGTGCGGGGCCCCTCGGGGCCTTCACATCTGCCTGTAGGGTAGAAGTTGCAGGTAGTTTTGGTGCAGACGTAGGCTAAGGCATCTGCCACCCACCGAAAGGAGGGGACAGTGAAAAGGCTTACGTCACTCTGGTCCTGCACCGCCACTGAAATGGCGGTGCGATGTTGCACGAGCGCCACGCGCGACATAAACACTGTCGTGCGTCGGACTGAACACGAGGGGTTATCGTTTTTGGCGATTACCCTGGCGGACTTTGGTAAAGCCATCCAAAAATGGCTGGACCAAGGTTTCGTCGTCCCTTCAGACGTCCCGGCCTTCAAGCCGAGTCGTCGTACTGGTCTCCCTGCGTTTCTGCAAGGTTTCCTTGGACGTGTGTTCAATCCTAGTAGCGGTGCGCTTTTGGACAACCCGGACATCGAAGCAATCTTTGCTTTGCGTCAGCTAACGCTGATGTTCAGCAAGATAGCCCTCCCGGAGGACCCCCGTGAAGGGGCCTTCCGCGGTAACTACGACCGTAAGGTCGTAAGTGCCGCGCGTGAGAGGCTAGCGATGGCCGAGTTTGTTCAATGTGAGCAGGAAGTGAGAGACGCGGATGCGCGCCTTGATCCTCAGTACCTCGAGGACTTCAAGCGTGTCTCCGCGATGCTTTTCTCCGAAGTGTTCGCAAAGGTAGACAGAGATGTCTACTGGATGCGGCTCCGGGGTCAGCATGGTCCAGGCGCTGTCGCTGATCGGCTCTCCAGTAATGGAAAGTGGAATCAGCGAACCTGGCCCTCTAGACTCGAGCCTTTCTTTCCGGCTGAGTCTTTCCTCGTTCCGAACCCCGGTTTCAAACCGGATCTGGATGAGGAGCTCACGTTCCTCGAACCCGGTGCCGAAACACCCGTTAGGGTAATAACGGTACCTAAAACGCTCAAGACACCTCGCATCATTGCGATGGAGCCGGCTGCGATGCAATATGCGCAGCAAGCTTTGTTGCAGGGATTGCGAAGCGCGATACGGGAGGATGGTTTCCTCTCACGCGTTATCGGTCTAGATGACCAAGACCCTAACAGGGAAATGGCTCATCGAGGGTCACTCAGCGGTGACCTAGCTACGCTCGATCTGAGCGAAGCGTCCGATCGTGTCTCGAATCAGCACGTACGGGCCATGCTGGAGGACTTCCCCCACTTGCACGGGGCAGTCCAAGCCTGCAGGTCCCGGAAGGCTGATGTACCTGGTCACGGCGTTATTCGCCTAGCCAAGTTCGCGCCTATGGGTTCAGCTCTCTGCTTCCCTTTTGAGGCCATGGTCTTCCTGACCGTGATCTTTCTAGGGATAGAAAGGGAGCTAAGTGCTCCGCTTTCTCGGGAACTGGTTGTCAAACAGTTCTCCGAGCAGGTGCGCGTCTTTGGGGATGACTTGATTGTCCCCAGAGACTATGTGCTGTCCGTTGTTCACGAACTCGATGCTTTTGGGCACCGGGTAAACGTGAGCAAGTCTTACTGGACCGGAAGGTTCAGGGAGTCTTGCGGAAAGGAATATTACGACGGCCACGACGTTAGTATCGTCAAGGTCCGTAGTGTATTCCCAACACAACGGCAGGACGCGGACGGCATCGTCGCTGCATCCGCTCTCAGGAACCACTTCTATTGGAGTGGTCTCTGGAAGTCGGCAGCGTTTATGGATGACTATCTTCGGAGGCTCCTTAACGGAGTTTACCCGAACGTGTCTCCACGATCGCCGTTGCTGGGCAGGGAATCGGCGCTGGGTTATCAGTTCCAGCGCTTGGATCCATACCACCATGGGCCCCTAACTAGGGCCTACAAAGTGGTGGCCAAATCTCCTCCTGATCCTTTGGAGGGGAGTGGTGCCCTGCTCAAGTGTCTCAGCGGGAAACCCTGGTCGGACTGGCGGTTCAAACCGCCAGCGTCCTTCAAAGAATCCCACTTCGACGTTGCGAGCGTCGATGATGAGCACTTGGAGCGTTCTGGACGCCCCGAGCACGTCAACATCAAGCTCGGGTGGGGATCGCCTCTGTAAGAGGCGATCGGGGCCTAGGCCCTGCAGGAGGTGACGAAAGTCCCCTCTGCCCCTAG